AGATAACATTTGATTTTGTCTTGCTGTATCTGCTAAATTTAATTTTGAAGACCACAATTCAATTTTTTCTTGTTCAGCTATTGTAGAAGGATTAGTTAAAGATAAACTAAAATCTGTTAGTTCTGCGTCAGTGTATCCTTGAGAGTATAAGTGTACCAACCCTATTTTTGTAAGTTCAGAAACAAATATTCTTTGAATCCTTTCTATTGTTCTAGCAAATCTTACGTCTAATGCTGCTAGAGTTGCTTTTCCATCTACTCCTTCTTCATATCCTAAGAAAGATTTTGGAATCCTTAGAGATGCCATCATTCTATTTTTTAGGTATTCTATATCTTCTGTACCTGTCCACTCTAATCCACCTAAATCTGTTATACTAGTTCCACTATTTCCACCTCTAGTTGGTAGGTAAAAATCTTCTAGCATATTTTGTAGATTAAATTTAAGATTATAATCACCAGTATTAGTATCCATATATGGAGTTTTTTTCATACGGTTTATTACCTGTTGCATGTATGTATCTACTTCAGCTGGGGGAATATTACCAATATCAATATTAAATACACGCTTGGCTGGGGCCCGCATGATCCTATGAATCATCATGGCATCTTCCATAAGAGTTAACTGTTTCCAAGTTTTTCTACCAGCTTCTAACATTGATTTGCCGTAAGGCAACCAATTAGTATCATTTAACATTCTGAAATGGGCTACCTCATAATTTTCATAGTATGTTTTAGCAGATGCTGCAGAGTGGATGGTTCCAGCTGCTCCTGCAAATGAAGGGTCATGTAAAAATCTAACGTATTCTGGTCTTTCTGGATCTGTTCCTTCTTCTCTTATTACCTCATAAGTTGAAATTGGTTCAACACCAGTAACACCTACTTTTTCTAATATATTTAATTTAAGATAAAAATCTCCATACTTACACATATTTCTAATCCATGGCCACATATTAAATTCTACGTTAAGTACATCAAAGTATAGATTTCTCAATACCTCTTGAATTTCTTGATTACTTGTGTTTATCTGTAATACGTCTCCAAATTCATTTTTCATCGTTGATTCATCAGAGTAAATATCAAGAGCAGAGGATAATATTGAATCAGAATCCATAGACTCATAATCAGTAAAAAGATCAAGTCTCATTTGAGCAAATGCTGTGGAAGGATTATATGTGCTTGAGTTGTTTGATGTATGTATTCTGTTATACCTATCAACTAAAGAATTTGAAGCTAGATTTCCTACTGATTGAAGCCTTGAAGGGTCTACTACCTTTAACCCTTTGTCGCCAATTTTTCTAACTACAGTTTGTGTTGAAAATGCCTTTTTTAATCTTCCAAAAAATGTTTTATCTGCCATATTACTTTTCCCTTTATAACCTTTTTATTTTATTAACCACGTTAAATCTTCATCGTGGTCTCTTCCGTTGTTCATTTTCCAAGGATTTTGTCCTTGGTAATTGTTTGTATATATACCAGTAGTATCAGACTTACCTATTCTACTAATTGCTAATTTATCTAGCTCTATACCTTGCTGTTTTAGTTTTAATGCTGTATCCCTAACCCACATTCCAATACTAAAGGCCATAACTAAATCATCATTATAGCCTCTTTGAGCTTGTGCCTTACTACCATGCCATATAAATACTCTTAATTCTTCTATGAGTCTTTTTGACCTAATAATTGAGACTTTTTCTCTTAAATAAATATCAAGTTTGGAAATTAAAAGTGGCCTAGTTTTAGCTGATGTTGTAAAACCAGGTGTCATTTGTGTTTTATCCTTTAAATCATAACCTTTAGTTAATTGTGTTGTCGCGTCTACTACACCATCTTGCTTATATGTATAATATAGATTTTTATAATCTCTATCTATTGCACTTTGGATCGATCCAAAACCTACACTAGCATTTTCAATAACTAATAATGCGTCATTATATTCTGTTGCTACGCCAACAAGCATATTACCAAAATCTTTAGGCGTTAATTGTCCTCTATATTCTGCTACCTGGGTTACTGTTTCTGTATCTATGACCTGGAACGTTGAAAAGTCACTACCATCACCTCTAGCAACATCCGCTACTACCATATAATCTTTATTGTAATCACAAGATTCCCAAATCCAATAATTACCATCAAAACCTCTAGTTTCTATTGGGTCTTTAACATGAGTATTTGCGTACCATTCTGTTATTGAAGGATCCACAACATTATGACCAGACGAAACAAAATCACAATCACATTCTTGGGCCGCCATTTTTGGACCTAATAATTCGTCTTGTTCTGCTCTCCAGTCTTTGTTTCTTTCGGGGTGGACAGACCAATGAAGTCTAATTGTTTTAAAATTATTTGTTCCTTCTTCTGCCTTTACCCAAGACTTATGAAACCAATTACCAACGCCATTTGGGGTTGATAAAGCAATACACTTACCACCAGTTGCCAGAGTTTGCTGGGATGATGCCCATATTTCATCTATATTATCAATAAATGCAGCCTCATCAATTATAAGTAATGATAGGGCTTCAGATCTACCTGCATCTCCTGAACTAGAAACTGCCTTTACCTGTGATCCATTTTTAAATCTTAGACTTAGTTTATTATCTTCTACAGTTGTACCCTTTAACCAACTTGGTAGATACATGTGCATTTCTCTAACCTTGGTTACAAGATTTTTTGCTACATCTTGTTTTGTTGCAATTACAAGAACGTTTTTATCTTGTTGAAATAACATTAACCATAAGGAATATCCTGCTGAAATAGTTGATATACCTAGCTGTCTAGATTTTAAAATGATATTATAATCGTTATGTTGAAATTGTTCAAGTGTTCTTTCTTGAAACTGGTAAAGGTCAAAGGGTATTCTTCCTCTAGTAGGGTGCTGGATTTGGCAATATTTTTTCATAAAATATACCGGGTCCTGTGAACATTTAAGATATTCTTCTGCTATTATATTCTTTAGAGACTTCGTCTTCTTCATATATATAAATATATTTTTAAAACGATTTTAGTACTACTTCTTTATTCTTTTTTCGAAAGATCTTCCACCAAAGTATGCACCAATTACTGTAATAAGAACTAATTGCAATAAGTCAGTCCATTTTTCTTCAACTACAAAATTAATTGAGCCTGCATCTATGAATATCATTAGTACTGTACATACAACTAAAAATATCAATACCAAGGGCCGTACATTTTTAGATAACCAAGAATCAGAATTCATATCTGCTTTCCAACGGTCACTAATATTGGCCTCCATATCTGTTTCATACTTAGCAACTAGTTCGTGTATTTTTTGTTCTGCTGCTAGTTTTTCTTCTTTGGATGTATGTAAGTTATCTATAACTCCACCTACACTCTTAACTAGGTCTCCTGCACCTGCTGAAAATATTTTTCCTAATATACTCATAACTTTATCTCCTTATTTTTAGTATTCGAATGGTGGGGTACCATAATCTTTTTGCTGTATTCCGTACCAAGTACCCTTGTTTAAGTAGTACCACCAACCATGTTTATTATCTTCTATAATCTTAAACTTACCTTTTGGTAACGGTGAATCTTTTTTAGGGGCCCTAGCAATATATTTCAATACTGGAACACCATCGTCAAAAGTTTTATCTGTTTTTCTGGCATTTACTGATTTTCTGTTTTCAGTATTAGTTGCCATATGTAGTTTAAATGCTGAGTCGTCAGCTTGAAAGGTTTTAAAAACATCTTCATTAACTGATTCATTCTTATTTATAGCTTTTGCTGCTTTAACAGCCGATTTATGTGCTTTAGAATTTTTATGAGCTGGTTTTTCACCACGCTTTCTTTTTGCATGTATATTTGCCCAAAGACCCTTGTTCTTTTTTTCGGTTAAATCATCTTCAACTGGTTCTGTTTGTAGGGCTTTATTAAATTCTTTTTCAGCCTTTACAACTTGTGAATGCATTTTTATTAATGCTTGCTTTAACTTTTCCTTTTTCTTAGGGTCTTTTTCATTAACAAAAGCTTTTCTTAAGTCTTGCTGGTTTAGTTGAATTTTTTTATATGTTTCAATTGCACGAGTAAAGTTTTTTGTAATACTTTCAAGTACTAGTTCAACTAATTCTTCAGTTATTATTTTTGATACATTCATTTTTAATCCCAAAATATTATTTTTCCAATTATACCAATTAAGGCAACCCAAACAGACCACAATACTCGACCTGTAGATTTTCTAAAGTCTGTGTTTTTGTTTACTCTGGCTATGGTTCCATTATCTGGTCCTAGTAAAGTCTTTTTAATCATAGAAAGATCTTCTTGCATTCTTGCTTGATTTACTCTCATATATTCAACATCTTGTTTTACCAACTTTATATCGCTATGTAGTTGTTCGTTTGTAGGTTTTGTCATAGTTTTCCTAAGTATATTAAATTCTGATAATAAATATCAGTAGTTTACTCTTTATTTATGCTTTTAAACTGTTTAGTTATATCGGCTTCGATTTGTTTAATATTTTCTGACATAGTTTTAGCCATTTCAGTTTTATCTTGCTTTGACCAATTCTCTATTTTTCCAGATTCAGTTATATATCCTTCTCTATTTGAATTAGATATAAAATCTTTAGCGACAACATGTAATTGTTTTACCCAGGTTTTAATGTTATTTTGTTTTATATTGTTTACATAATCAGTATACTCGGTGTTGTTTTCATCTTGTTCAGATTTCATCAATAAACTTGTTTCATAACTTAATCTACACTTCGAACATTCATTATATAGGTTCCAAAACATTTTATCAAGTTGACCTCGCATTACCTTCGTAGTACACTTAGGACAAACCAACGGCATTAAATACGACTTACGAGCAGAATCTAATTTTGTTATATTTTGAGTAATACCGTTTTTAATTGTCCAAGTTTTTTTATTTTCTGTCCAGACATCACCTTCTTTATATTCTTCAGTATTTTTACCGTATCCTATTTGTATTTTTGTTTTTGCACCAAAGTTTTTGGTGGCTAAGTTTCTCATTCGTTGAACTTTTTCTTCTGGAATGTATTTTTTCATAACCTTTTCTCCTTTAAAATGTCATCATACCAGTAATTTGATTTACTGGTGCAAATGCTCCTGTTAATTTGTATGTATTTCCCTTGTATATAAACACAATTCCTTCTGATGGTACTATGGTTTTAAATCCACCAATAGAATTTATTTTATTTAATTGTTGAGTTAATTTATTTAATTTTTTAAGGTCTCCACCCTTTCTAACATCACTAATAGCCTTTGCAACCTGCTTCCTTACATTTTGTACAGCCTTGTCTGGGTTAGCAGCCAAGAAACCTTCTGCATTTTTAAGAACTTCTGCACCTAATTCAAAGAACAATTTCTCAAATGGTAGCATATTTTTCTTTACTTGTGCTTCGTGTTTTTGCTTATCTATTTTTATTGCGTTGTCTAATACTTTTTCGTCTGATATTGTTTTTTTATTTAGTCTAAATGATTTGTCAAAAAAGGCCCAACGTTTAACCAATCCAATTTTAATTGTATTATCAACACTACCTATTTTTTTAATTACGAAATCTTCCCAATATGCTTGGTGATATTCAGCAAATGTAGAAGAGTCTTTCATACTAAATTTTTTCATTAACTTATTTAGTTTTCCGTTAAAATATGGTTTTTTTGCTGAGTAATCTTGG